TGAAAATAACAGATGGTTAAAAGGTAGATTACATAACTGGGGTCATGCTTTTGCTATTATAGATTGGTTTGATAATGGAGAATTTAAAGTTGAAGTCGTTGAAATAATTGATGGCAAAACAACAGTGTGGGGAGAGTTGATAGATGGTACCAAGTAAAATGCCAGGTACTAGTATTAATAATTCTAGGAGATTATATAACTTAAAGAAAAAAAAGAAGAAAAAGAAAAATGCCAAAAAAAGCAATAAACGTAAGTAATTTTAGTGGAGGAGTAAATAATAATACTACCCCTAGAGATTTAGCTGATAATGAATTTCAAGTATTATTAAATCTTAGTAATGAAGTACCAGGTAAGTTACAAGTTATTGGAAACGAATTAAACGTAACTGCCAGTGCTTTAAATGCTATAGATACTTTAAACTATGGTAATGGATTATTGCATTTAAATTCTGATAGACAATTTAGTAGTCCTAATACACTTACAGAAAAAGAATATGCTTTAATAAACGATATTACTGCATCTCCAAAAAGAATACGTATTTATGATTATGCTAGCAATGGTCAGGTATTAGAAGCTAGCGAAATTCAGTATGGAGATACTGCTACTAAAGTAGAAATGTATAATATTGATGGAGCTGTAAGGGTTGTTCCGCATTTTGCAAATTCTGTTGGCACAAATAAACCTAAAATATTTAGTTATCATAAATTTGTTAGAAGATTAGGTGGAAGTAACACTGCTATAGACCATGAAGATACTGGTAGTTTTTCTACAAATGATTTATATATAGCACCAATAAGAGGTAGGTCTAATGTTGATAAGTATAAACCAGATGAAATGTATAATTCATTAGCTGATGGTTTTATTAATGGATTTCATACTCCAGGAAATGGTTCAGAAGTATTTATGTTTCCAGCAAATAGTGACAGTACAAATCCAGAACGATTTGGTTTAACTGCAGATGCTGCTGAACAACTTTTAGATGATTGGGATAATTCTGGTAGTGGTAATCCTTATACTAATAATAATGAAGGTGGTATGGGTGTATTTATTGGTTTTTCAGGAGATGATAATGCAGATACAGGTTCTAATATAGATGTTATTACAGGAACAAGATATGTATTATTTGCTTCTAAAGTTTATAAAGATTTTAATGGTAATAAACAAGAATCAGAATCAATACATATAGGACATATACATCAGAATGCAACATCTAATAAAAAACAAAATTTATATTTTGGATTATTAGGTAGAATGGGTGGTAGAGAAAAAAACTATTCAGGGTTTAAATTATATTGGGCTCACGTAACTGATATTGATATAGCATCTGGAGCTGATGGAGAGATTAATACAGGTACATTAGGTCCTAAATATTTATTTGCTGAAGTAGATTTTGAAGAAGGTGTTCGTTATGCAGGTTCTGATTCTTATTCTTTTTTAAATACTGTAACGATTAATAGTGAAGAGCAATTTGAATATCCAGGTAATTTGTACAGTAATAGTTCATATGCACAACCTTTTGAAATAACAGAGTTAAAAACAGTAGAGCCAAGCTTAATAGAAAGTGGTTCTGTAATAGGTCCAGTAAATACAGGTTTTAAAACTAGTACTATTATAAATAGAAGATTATATGTTGGTAATGTTCAATATGAAAATGCTGATGGTGAAATAGTTACAAAGTCTGATAGAGTTTTAAAGTCATTACCAAATCAGTTTGATTTTTTTGAAGAAGAAAGTTTTATAGATGCAGCAATAGAAGACGGAGATAGTATTATAAAGTTATCTAGTGTTGGTAATAAGTTGCTGCAATTTAAAAAAAGAAATTTATTTATTATAAATGTATCTAGAAATATAGAGTTTTTAGAAGGAACATTTAATTTTAAAGGATGTGAAAAAGACTATCATGTTGTACAGGGTGAAGGTTTTGTAGCTTGGTTTAATAAATATGGTGCTTTTATATATGATGGACAAAGAATAGTAGATATAAATATAAATGAAAATGGACAACCTGTTTTTGATGATTGGGAATCAAATTACTATCATGATAACAATGTGATAGGGTTTATACCTAAAACAAAACAAATATATATTACTAATAATCAATCTAGTAATAATGTATTGATGTATGATATTAAATCACAATCTTGGATTACTGGTGATACAACAAGTACTAATAATATTAGTAATATAATTACTAGAAATAATGGTGATATTAATTGGGTTGAAATACAAAGTAGTGATGCAAAGCTTGTAAAATGGGTAAATAGTCCTACATCATTTACAAAAACTGGTGTTATTATGCAGTCAAAAGAATATGATTTTGGTACACCTATGGTAAATAAAAATATTAATACTATTTATGTAAATTGTAAACAAACTGCTAATATAAAATTACAAGGATTTGGTACAAAAAGAGACAATACACCAGTAGCATTAACAGATATTGACACATTAACAAACAATACAGGTAGCTTAAAAACGCTTAAATTAGCTGTTCCTGACACTTTTAAGAACTTAGTCAGCTTTGGTATAGCATTGAAGAGTACAGGAGCTGTAAACGCTGGATTTGAAATTAACGATATACAAATAATTTATAGAGAAAAAGCAGTACGATGATTAAAAAACAAAGAATTTTAGATAGAATACAGACTATAAAAGATAATGTAAATGATATTGAAGAAATAAAAGAACAATATGAAACACCAATAGAGGTAGATAAACAAGTACCAGGGAATTCACAAGGTGAAGATGGTGATAGAAAGGTTGTTAAAGAAGGACATGATAATTATTTATATATCAAAGTAGATGGTAGATGGATGAAAACACAATTAGAGGAAGCGAGATAATATGGCAACACAAGAACAATTAATATTAGCACAAGTAGGCGCAAAGTCGTCAGATATTTTTAAAGATAAAGTAGACACTGGTTCTGGTTTTGTACAAGATTTAACAGCAGGTGTAATGGGAGCACAAGCTTTTAATGAATCTACATATGCATTAGAGGGAGCAGTAAAAGATTTTAAAACAGATTTTAGAGCTGGTAAAGTAAAAGAAGATAGTTTAATGGGAAGAGTTGGATTAGAAGCTTTTGGAGAAAATGTGAAACTTTCTGATTTAAGTATTGATGAAAGAAGAGAAGCTATGAAAGGTCGTGAATTACAACCTAGATTTTATTCTGATGTAAATATATATAATAATTTAGTAAATGATTTTACATCAGGAACATCAAATGTAGTATTAAATAACAATGCTAAAATGACAGAAGAACCTTTTGAAAAAAAAGAAGATAATTTTGGAGGAACACAATACAATTTAGATGGAACTCCTATGAACACAGGAAGGATAATTTAAAATGGGAATAGATTTTAATTTTATAAAAGAAAATGAAGGTAAAGCAATTACAAAAGCTTATATACCAGAAAATAATGATGGTTCTGTTATGGGACAATCTGGTGTTACTATTGCTTCAGGTTTTGATTTAGGTCAACAGGATGCAACATCTATTTCAGGACTTTCTAAAGAGTTGCAGGATAAATTAATTCCATATTTAGGAGCTAAAAAAGATAAAGCAGTTGCAAAGCTAAAAGAAACTGGTGGATTAGAATTAAGTATTGAAGAAGTCAATGAAATAGATATGATGGCTAAGGAACAATATTCTAGTAAAATAAAAGAGTCTTATAGTAAACTTACTGGTAAAAATTTCGATGAATTACCATCTAATGTACAAACGGTGATTGCAGATATACAATTTCAGTATGGTACAAATTATGGAAGAACACCAAAGTTTGCAGGAATTATACAAGAAATTGCAGATAATCCATCTAATATAGATTCTTACATGAAGTTAGAAAATGAATTAAGAAATTTTGGTGATGATTATGGTTCTAGAAGAAAAAGAGGAGCAGACTTAATTAAAGACCAAATAAGTAAAATGCAAGGTTCAACATCAGAAGTTATGGACCAAGAAATGCAAAACCAAGAAATGTATATGAAAGCAAAAAAAGAAGCATCTATGAAAGTTGCAACTGAATTTAATATATTGAATGTTATGCAAGACTTAGGTCAAGTATTTGAACCATTTAAAAAGGAGAGTGAATAATGCCAATAGCTTTAAGTACGGTTATATCAGCAGTAGCTACAGGTTCTGCTAAGTATAAAAAATTTAAAAAAGCAGGTAAAATTTTATCTGGAATTTCAGGATTTTTTGGAAGCAGAAAAAAAAGAGCTGAAGAAAAAGCAAAAAGAGACGAGTTTAGTCAATTACTTGGTACTCAATATAGTATGTTAGAAGATACTGTTGGAGAAGTGCAACAAGAGTTTGACACTAGAAGAGAAATGCTTGGAGAAAGTCAAGGATTACAACAACAACAAGCTGTTATGGGATATGGTTTAGGACAAGAACAACTTTCTAGTCAAATAGGTATGACTAATTTACAAACTGGAGCTGGACAAGAAGCTATGCAATTAGCACAAAGAGAGTTTGCAAATCAACAAATGGCTAGAGCTTTACAAGCAAGAGAGCAACGATTTAATTTAGGAATCAGAGAAGCATCACGTATGCGTGATATACAAGCTGCAGGATTTGCTTTAGATAAAGCAGCAGCAGATAAAGGATTAACAAGCAAAAACTATGGACAATCATTAATGGATATGATGGGGGGATAATATGGCAAGTAATGAAACAATAAAAAATTTATCAACATTATTAGGAGCATTGAGAGATTTTAATGAACCTAGAAGAGAAATAGAGTCTTACGCAAAAAAAGCATTGATTGATTTTAATATGCAAAAAAAATTATTAGATTTAGAATTAGAAAAGACCAAAGAAGATGAAGAGATTTTAGGTCTTGCTATGTCTGCAGAACGTGCTAGAAATCAACAATTTGGAATAATACCAAGTACAGAAGATGTTGAAGAACAAGTAAAAATGTTGGAAGATAAGGCAGCAGGTAAAATGGGATTTGGAGATGTTATTGCATCTTCATTAATAGGACCTGGTCTTGTTGGAAATCCTATTTTAGGAAAAATACGTAAAAAAAGCAGACAACAAAAAACATTAATGGATGCAATAGATTTGCTTGAAACAAATGTTTATAAAGGCACATTAGATGAAGATACAGGAGTTCCTTCAATTTCTGGTACATTTACTGAAGCAGCTCAATTAGCTAAAGGCGAAATGAAAACAGATTTATTAACTGAAGCTGATGAGTACAAATCTCAAATTCAAAGAATATACAATAGTTCTGAATTTCAAGGTGAAAGTTTGTTAGATGAAGCAACAAAAGACCGTTTAGCTACTGTTGAAGATTTATTAAATGAATCTATTAACGTTTTAAGAAAGTAATACATGAATCCACAATTGCAATATCTTAATAGATTAGTTTCTATAAGAGCTATTACACCAGAAGATTATTATAATAGATTGGGATTAGCTTATAGAAACTCACCTACTTCATTTTCAGAAGAAGATGTAGATTTTATAGAAAAAAGTTTTAAAAATGCTGGTATGTCTTTTAATAGAGATATGAAAGCATCTGAAGTTTCTTTAGGGTCTACATTAAATCAATTTGTATCTGGACTTGCTGAAGGGTTTACAACTCTTGGTTGGGCAGAAGATGCTGACACTACTACAGAATCTATTGCAAATAAAGTAGGACACCTTGTAGGTTTAGCACCAGATGTTATAATGGGTGTATTATCTATGGGTGCATCATTACCTGGTACTGTAGCTAAAAGAGCAGCAGCAAAAGGTGCAGTAAAAACTGCTACAAGAGCAGGACTTGCACAAGAAAAAATTGTTGGTGCTAGTCAAGCATATCAAGATGCATTATCTGCAACAGCTAAACGTTTAAAAATAGGTAACTTTAATCTTGCTAAGAATGTAGAAGGTAAAGTATACTTGCGTTCTGTACCTATGAAGATAGCTGATATTGTAGTTGATAATATGAAAGCATCTATGGGTAAAAACAATTTACTTACTGCTGGATTTTTAAATAAAGGTATATTGGGTTCTAAACGATTTAGAGAAACTGCTGAACAAGGTATACACCTTGGTATTGGTCTTGGTGTTAGTGCATGGAAAGAAGGACCAAAGGGTATGGCATTTTCTTC